CTTAGACAATGGATACTGTGAAGAATGCTTTGACCAAGGATGTGACTATGACTCAGATGTTCACTAATATTATTGAGGTTCGTAAGTATAAAGGCGAAGAACATGATTGGTATGCATGTCGTGAATGTGGTAAGAAGTGGAAGTCTACTGATAAAAAGATTGGTCACTCTGCCCTGGCATGTAAGCGGTATCACAAGCAGGTTTACGGTTGGGTATAATGTCGGTAGGTAAGGATACAATAGAACTATGAAAAAATACTATGTGCTAACAGGCGAACTCGTTGCTATCTATGCCGAGGACGAAGATGAAATGGAAGAGAAACTAGGCAATGGTGATTGGGAAGAGATTGAGACCCTATCAGAAATCCAGAGTGTCGAAGAGGTAGATGATGAAGAGTAGTAAGATTGCTAAGTATGCTCGTATGGCAAGCGACGAGGCACATGAAGAATACATGGCTATGAACTATAACTTTCATAACATGGGTTACACTAAGGACTTGCTATCAGAGATGATTGACAAGTTTGACAACATTGAGCGTATGGCAAATAAGAAATGGTGGAAGAAGTGAACATTGAATACCTTACCCCAAGTATGTGGGAGATTCTACGCAAGTTGGACTACAACCAACTATTGAAGTTCCGAGAGATGATGCAACCACTAGAAGAGGAATACTGATGGACGAAGATGTAAAAGAAATATTTGAAATGTACCACAAGGGCGACATCGATGTTCTAGAGCTAATGGATGAACTTGAGTTGATCCGATTTGATGGGGATATCATAGATTACCTATAGCAGGGTGGGGCCCCCAGACCACCGACATTTTATCAAATTGACATAAATAAACAATGATCAAATTATCTTTACGAAACACTTGACTTTTTCCCAGTTTTCTGGAATAATATACATATAACCCCTATCGAAAGGTATCCTAATGGGAACTCGTGGACTAACTAAAGTTATTGACAAAGACAACATTCTAAAGGTAGCACAATACGGACAATGGGACCATTACCCAGAGGGTCAGGGTGTAAAGATTCTCTCTATCCTTACCGCTGACCATTACGCAGTAGAGGAACTTGAGCTGGCACTTGATAAGTGTTACTTTATTTCAGATGAAACTCGTGAAGGTATCTATAAAGAATACAATGACCTATATCCAGAGACTGGTCACCTAAAGAAATTCTCTGCAATGCTACCTAGTTTTAGTAGAGATACCTGTGGAGATATTCTTAATGTAGTTCGCTGGAGTTCTAGTAATGTATTGCTTACAGATGAATCAGAGTTTGAGCATGATGACCTATTCTGTGAGGGTGTCTATGAGGTAAACTATAATACTAATAAGTTTATTAGTAAGTTTGGTGGAGTAGTTGTAGAGTTTCCTCTCAATGCCCTGCCAGATAGCACTACCTATCTAAATGCCTTTATCACTGCCAGGGTAGAAAAAGATCTGCAAGAGGTAGTTGACAACGCTAATGTTTTGCTGTAAACTAGTATTACCCTAGAGAAAGTATAACCCCATGCATGTATTGCAATATATCGCAGTAAAGATTGATGATGAAATCAATGAGGTATTCAGTATTGATGAGGGCAAGGAAGTTGCCTATGACACCGTTCGTGAGCGTTTCGAAGAGATGTATTCTGAGAGCGAAGGTCTTGGTGGTTGGTCTGACTGGTATGTAGTTGGTGGCGGTCGTTGGAATAGCAATCCTGAGAACCAGTATGAAGAAGCATGGAATGATGTTATTTCATATAAAGAAAGTTCTGATACATTCCGAGAGAAGATTACTCTATCTATTGCTTCTCGTATAGACGAGTTCAATGTCTACCGCAAGCATTTTGCTGACAAGCAGGTATCTCTTGAAGACACTTTGAATAGTTACAATGGACAAATGGATTTCTCTTTTGACCTATACCCACTTGGCAAAATGATTGACATGTTGCAGGGCAACTGGGATTTCAACTCTTATTTCTATGACCTTACTAACTATTCTACTAATACTAAGTATGTTCTAGATGACCTTGACACCAATGGTGATTTCTGGTATATTGTACCTGTAGACTTTCACTTCTAAGATAGGAAACCCTAATGTCTAAATTTATGACCTACGATTACTGGGCAGAAACATTCAAGCCAATCAAAAATACTATTAGTAAGTATCCTGACGAAAGTCTTATTCATTTCGAAACCTATGGTGATGAGTATGAAGCAGTCAGGCAGGCATACGAAATCAATCCCAATACTATTTGGACTGAAGTAGACGGTGATGAGGGTAGTTACATTATTGCAGGATGGCACTTCGTCAATCGCATTCACTACTACATCACTGAGAATCCTTGGGAAGATGAATACACAGAGATTCCTACTTGGTGTGAGCGTCAGTGTGACTGTCTAGAACTTATTGACATTGACATGGAATCTCCAGAGTACTGTGACGAATGCCGTGAGCGTGAGGGTTATATTACTATTCCTTGCGAAACTGTTGAAGACCTAAAGCAAATCTACGGAGAGGATAACCCAGACATTGTTGGTTAATAAATTTACTTTACTTGTTGACAATGAATGGCTTCGTGAGATTCTGAAACACTATGACTATGTAGAAGGTGGTGAGGTATTCCAACTACTGGACCAGGAATTGATCGAAATCTGTGATGACTGCCAATCGTTCTTGACAAAAGAGGACGGAGAGGTTATCATGGATGTATACCGTTGCCCAGACCAGAAAGAGTTTTGCTTGAACTGCTGTGGATGCCCTGACCATGAAGGACCATACTATGAGTAACATTTTAAAAGATAACCTAGAGGTTCTAGAGTATGACCTGAACGTATTCTATGAGGACCTAGGCGATGAACTTGCTGAAGTATATACTATACAGCCATCTGCCTACTACGTTGTTAAAGATTCGAATGCCTCTTCTCGTACCTATCTAAAGTCATTTAAACTAACATTGGAAGAGACCAGGGCCATTGCTCCAGACTTCCCTATGGATGAATATGGCGATGATTTCTTTATTGGCCTAGAATACTTTATTGAGACATGCAAGACTCTGCCTGCATCTGTTAAAGCTAAGCTGGACAAATTACCAGACATTGGTACCCTTGATTTGAACCATGACGAAGTAATTTGGTTTGATTAATTAAATAAAGATTCCCTGTTGAGATTACTCCAGGGATATGTGGATGAGCAAATGGTTAAGGGGTTGACCTTTCATCCACTGGGAGGAGCACAGGATTGTCCTTTCTTGTCTTGTGCTTCTCCCTTATTTTTGGTATAATAAGCGTAGGAGTAAAATGCGAAAACTAAAAAGCACGGAAGAAAAAGTAGCAGAAAAGATAGCACAACTGATAAACAACTTGACACTAGACTTAGATGAGGTAGGAAAGTATTTCGCCAGATTTCTACCAACAACTTTATACAACAGGCTAATGATTATCGCAGAGAGTGCGGAATGGGAAAAGGAACAGAATGAAAACGGAAACAACAGACGACTTGATGCTTGATACACTGGCTGCGTTCTATGCGTTAGACAGAGACGAGCGATTTGATGAATACTACAACTACTATGAGGGTGTCATCAGAATGGCTGTTCAGTATCGTTGGCTACACTGGATTGAATCTATCTCACCTACTGGAATGGAAGCGGTATCAGAAGCATACAACAAACTAATGGCTCTAGGATACAACCAAGAAGAAGATAACGATGACCTCTTTTGATAATAAGGCAAGGATTCTTGCAGAGCTTTGGCTAAACTATCGATCAGATGAAGAGTTCGAAGACTTCATAGCATACAACGATATTGGATTGCCTCTAGCATATATGGTTAGCAATGATATCGTGAAGACAACAGATATCTCTACTAGGTTTATTGATGAAACATTTGATTTGTTATTGGCTGGTTTGGATATCGAAGATGCAGAATTTGAGAATTTGAACGATATCCTAGATTTGCCTGACGAGTAGGGGGGCCCCCTGGGGGCTACCACACCAAATCCCAAATGTCAAGTATCCAAATATAACAAATACATTACGAACACCAAATATTTTTCCCCAAATTGGGATTACGAAGGATATCATATTTTCTTGGATTTGTCAAGGTATTACGAACACTGGATATTTTTCCCAAATTGGGATATAATGGATACATGAGCCCTAGACATTTTTCCAAATCAAAGAATATGCCCATATCCAAAGATATCTTAAGACAGGATTTGGGTCCTAACCTATGGTATGCCTTTACTAGGGTTACTGGTATAGCTGATCTATTTGTATTTACCCCGAAAGAAATCTCAAACAAGATCAACAATGATAATGCCAACGGCATCAAGAAATAACCATCCATCTCCCTAGTATATAAAACACCCCTAGTATAATACATTACGAAGGGGTTTTATTTTTCCCTGAATTTGGTATATGTTCTGATAAAAAAGATATATGTTTATATAAAAAACATTACGAAAGCAGGATATTTTTCCATATTTTTATTTGATAAAAAGCTTGACAAATTGGGATATTTGTGATATGGGGATTTGGGGATATGTTTAATTTGGGCTTGACATTACGATCGGCCCATGTTATAATGCATTATTCTCCATATCTCTCCACTTTCATCCACTTTAACCCTATAACAAAATACATACAGTAAGATTTACTTGTGGATAACTATCCAAAATCTGTGTATAAACATGTGTATAACTTTGTGGATAACTATTAGAAAATATCTACAAATCTGCTATTTTTCAGGGGTATTACGATCAGCGGATATGTCTGATATCTGTGAATAACTGTGCTATCTGTTTAGCCATGATAGCCAAATAGTAGCTAATATCAAAACAATCAAACCTATATATTCCATATGTTATTTCCTTTGGTAGTATTTTATACTAGGGATTATGATAGCTCTTCTAAATTCCCCGAAATTTTAGGCATGGTTGCATTCTTGATATTATTGCAGTATCCATGTGCTGGACGTAGGTTTTCTATCAAGTCATGTCCACCCCTAGACAATGGGATAACATGATCAATTTGTAAACCTTTCTCCCATCCAAGCTTTCCTACTTGTCTAGGTGCATCAAAGTCAATAGGTTCATTACATAGGTGACAGTTTTCTCCGTATAGTTCTACTATCTGCATTGGAGAATACCATTCAGTCTGTACCCCAAATTTGATAGCACGTTTACGATTAGATCTGGCAGCACCTGCTACTGTAAGTCTACGCTTTCTGCCATTGGCAGTTATCTGTTCCTTACGGACAATACGCATGAGTCTCCAATATGATGACTCTGCTTCCCTACATTCATTACATGGCAGTTCATGCTTATCTCGTCTATGCCAATCATATCCACTACGAGTTCCATGTTCTGGCTCACTCTTATGTCTAGGCATTACTCTCCTTGTGTGTTACCCAATAGTAGTTACACTTATCACAACATGGTTCGTTGTCCTTACTAACAACTGCTTCCCTAAAGTCATAGTAGTAGGCATCGTCTTTACGATATAGGTTAGCCTTGTGTGTAGTAGTTACCTTAGCCATAATATTCTTATTGTTATACCAGGCAGGCAATCCGTTACCCCAGTTTTTTATGGTAGCTACACGCAGTTCAATAAGGTTCAATTTATTCTTATCAGTTTTAATACCACGACGATCTGCTTCTCGCACCATAGCTAATACATAATCGAACAGGGCTACCTCATGTCCACGCCACATTTTTACAGCTGGATGATTACGCCATGCAGCTTTGGGATCTGGATTATTTAGAACCTTAAGGATTTGGTAGCCTTCTAGAATTTGCTTATTAAGACGCTTAGAATCTAGTACAGCAGCAGACTTATCGAAGTCTTTGTAAGGAAGAAAAGTTTGCATGTTTGTCCTTTGTTTAACGGAAACTTTATATGTATAGTATAGTGGAGAATAGGGCTTGTGTCAAGCCTTTGTATCTCTTATTTACCGCCGAACTTTAGGCAATATTGTTTTTTACGCCCGAAAGGCCTTCGGCTATATTAGAGATCTTTGAACACCCATCATGGTCACAATCATTATCAGCAAGGTAATCCTCACAGATTTGTGAATCAAGTAATTTAATTACTGTCTCTAGGGCTGCACGGAAGCCTTTATTGTACTCTGCCTTACCGATGTTCTCAAAGTCAGATAGTTTCATATTTGCTAAGTTGTTAATATCCATAAATAAATTATACAGAAAAATAGCATTTTTGTCAACATCTTCCATAAGATGTATTACAATTATATTATGAATGAAATATATCGTATTTACGAAGACCGTCTATATGTCATTGAAATTGATGGCAAAGAGTATGAATTCTTTGGAGAAGAGATTGCTCAGGTAGTCTCCCTAGACCTTGTGTGCAAGCATGACTATGTTGATCTATCCCACATATCTTGTGACTGTGGAGTATTTCATAGCTATTGCCAGGATTGCGATGAGCAGCTTGACGATTGTGATATCATATAAGTATGGCTATTATTTGTGATATTGACGATACTATTTTGCGTAATGGAACGCAACCAATTAAAAAAACTATTGAGTATTTAAAAACTCTCGATGGTCCACTATACATCGTAACTGGAAGACCAGAATCAGATCGTGGAGACACTGTACGTGCCCTACACGCTGTTGGAGTACGTTATAGTAAACTTATTATGAACCCTTATTCATCTGCCAATACCGCCAAGTTTAAGGGTGAAGTAGCCCAGCGTATGAAGGGCAAGGTATCCCTAGCCATTGACAATAATGCAACCATGCGTCACGAATATGAGAAGGCAGGAATTAAGACCCTTGATCCTGCTAAGATTCCAGACATGAAAAAGTTCTGGATTTTAGGCAACTAATGAGAAAAGTAATAGTTACATCATTTGACAAAAACTACATGGACTATTCTAGAGTCCTGCTGAAATCTTTGGGTATGAGATATTTTGGAGACGAAGTATTAGATGTTGTTTGTTTAGTTACAGAAGATATTTTGCATATGCAACAGGAATACTCTAACTCTGTTAATGAGCCCATGTTAAACATACAGTTTAGAACATCAAGCAAGTATCAGGATATGGTTAGTAAGGGTCTAGCCTACGAATCATACTGGATTACATCTAATTGCAACCACAGACTATTCATTGGTTCAGTTTGCCATGACTATGATGTTGCATATTACATAGATCCAGATACAGTTGTACGAAGAGACATTAGGCCTTTTCTTAATTATCCTCTTAGAAATAAGTTTTTGGCTACCCAGGAATATGCAGAGATGAATAGAATTAGTTTTAATGATCCAGATAGACCATACTTTAACAATGGAGTTTTTGTAGCAGATTTAAACTTCTGGAGAGATAACGATATTGAATCTCAATTAGTTAATTGGATAGATAGAAATGGTCCAATGTTGTGTCCTGAACAGGATGCCATGAATGCCATATTGATAGACAATTGGTCTACCCTATCTATTAGTTGTAATTTTCCAGATTGGTATCAATGGGCTAATGACCATGCTGCTAGAACCAATGATAATCCATTAATCGTACACTTTACTGGACAGCCAAAACCCTGGAATGAAAGCACCATCTCTGTATACAATCAAGATTGGAGATCAATTTACGATACGTACTTTGCCCACTCTTCATATCCGTCAGAGATTGATGGATAGGATTCCTGACAGCCATAGCAGTAATGTGTTGGTCTATCTGGAGCAGTAAGCTGTCCACCTAGGGCAATGCCTTCAAGTCTAGCTAGATCAATTAGCTTCGGTGTTGGAAAACCATAAATGATATTTACAAGTTCGTGATTACAGTTTGGGCAATTATTCATTATTCCAGTATATCACAGCTGATATACTATACCTATGGAAATGATTAAAAATACAAAAAATTATTTTATAACTTCTGGTGGATCTGGTAATACTGATTTTATCTTTTTAGTATTTTATAGTGCTAGGGAGGAATTAAAAAATCCAGATGAAGAATTTAGATCATTATGCAAAATTGCACCTAGCATATTTATTGGAGAAAGAAAACTTTTATTTGGAAGCACGGTAGACTGGGATGATGTAATTTCTACAGTAAAAGATTTGCATCCTGAAAAAAGAATCATATTGGTTGGACTTTGTGCTGGAGCATATCTATCAGTGATTGCAAATACTTATATTAATTCTGACACTTGTATATTATTTAATCCAATTTACGATTTATACCCCAGCAATTTTGAACATCAGTTAGTAAATCACTACGTAAGAATAGCTGATAGTGTTATGGATTTAAAATTTAAAAACTTAGATGGATTAATTAATCATACAACTAAGTATTATATGTTAACTGGATCTGAATGGGGGGATAATATGCAAGCAAACTTATTTCCAATACAAGATAATATAATTAGATTTTCATTTTCAGAACCATATGAACATCCATTGCCAGAACAACTAAAGGATCACGGTAGATTGCTTGATGTTTTTGAGCACATTATCAATAATGATCTAGAATCTTTAGAAGAAATGACAAAGGCACCTTATAATTAATTATGGATAATTTAGATGAACTAGAACTGGACAAATCTAAAGCAGTTATTAGTTTTGAAAGAATAGCTAATGAGTTGTATTTTCTTGGTGCAGATAAAGAACGAATTATTCTATTTGAAAAACTTAGAAACTTGATTGCCGAAAAAGACTTACAGAATGATCCTATTGCCGTTGAAATATTATCCTGGGCATATGATCAGTTAGCTAATTTTTAAAGTGCAAAATATGGGTTGTCAGTTACCCAGAAAAGAATGCTATATCTATCTTCAGTAATTTTTTGAACCTCATGAATCATATCTTCGCCCTTAGATGGGAAGGTAACAAAATCATTTGCAGTTGGTTTAAAATAATACTTAAGCTTTGGAAAGAATAACTCTCCACCATCTGTCATAGAATTAAGATAGATAAGTCCACTGTGTTTAAATTGTGGATTTACATTATCTCCAGCATCATAGTGTGGTCCAATAAATGATCCAGACTTTTGTTTAGCTAACCAAAAAGATGCAACATATAAGTCATTAGGATCGTTGTATATCTCTTTCATCGCTGCACATACCTTATCGAAATACTTTCGGGCTAATGGCAGGATATCTTCAATCAATTCTAATGAGTGATGGGTTGTATCCCAAAATACCTGATCTCTTCCAAATCTAAGAGCAAGTCTATCTGGATTCTTTTGTATCTTATAGTCGTTGAACTTGTCAATATTATTATTGATCCAATCAACAAACTGAGTAGTATCTTCATCAGAGATAAAGTCACGAATAAATTTAATTTTATCTGTCATACATATATCCTATCATATAAGTCCCTCCAGTTGGAATCGAACCAACGACGCACGGATTAGAAGTCCGACGCTCTATCCTCTGAGCTATGGAGGGGAAGTGCCCCCAGTAGGATTCGAACCTACGGCCTACGGATTAAAAGTCCGCAGCTCTACCGCTGAGCTATAGGGGCGTGGTGCTCCAGGTGGGATTCGAACCCACAATCCTTTCGGCAATTGATTTTAAGTCAATCGTGTATACCGTTCCACCACTAGAGCATATTCAATTATCTATTAGATAATTTGAATAGTCTAAGTGCATTACAGTTGTTACACAGCATTTCACTATTTGTATATGCTAGCTTAATGGATTCTAGTCCCTCTAGGCTGTCAATCTTGGACAGGCTCTCAGCAAGGTTAGGCAGATCTACGAAGTTCATCTGAGAAAAGTGTAGGTACTGGCTACAACCACGACATGGCTTTGCCATTAGTAGGTTTTCTGCTAGAGTAGTAGCCTTCTCCTGAAACTTATTTTCTTTAATCACTACAGTATCTTTCTTCTTGTCATTTAAATAATATGAGATAGTTCCTTTTGAACATCCCAAGATCTTTTCGATCTCTCTATAACTTTTTCCTTCGCTTTTCAAACGTAAGATATCTTCTTTATAACTCATGTATCAAGTATAACAGATATCATATGTTTGTCAAGTAGGGCAGGTGGGGATTGAACCCACGACTTCCACCTTATAAGAGTGGTGCTCTAACCTACTGAGCTACTACCCCTTATAAGATTCAAGTGTACGTGGAAAAGCCTGGCTTGTCAAGTCTTTAACCGCTTTTGCATACTCTTGAATTTCCTTTTGTGCATCATGCTCTAGACGCTGATCAAGGAAAGTAATAACGCCCTGCAAAGATGCAGTCCAACGCCAGCGAACATACATTCCATAGGCAGGTAGAAATAGACGTGCAATTTCTGGTGCAATATTGTCGCTCATTGCCTCGTGGTATAGTCGTGTACCCTCTACAACAAGTTCATTTAGCTTATTAGTATAGTAGGAACCATTGGACCAATGAATAGGTTCTCCACTACCCTGTTTGCTATTCTCAGGCTTGCTACGCCAGCTAGAGGCACTAGGAACATAGAATTCTTCATCCTCAGTAATATAGCGACGTGAGGACTCGTTCCAGCCATTCTGATCGTCTACATGCGTACTTGAGACTGCATATTTCCACCATTGTCTGGCGACAAATAACGGTGCATAGACTTCGAATGTAAGTGCTGCATGTCGGAATGGGCTTGTGTGCCCTTCTCTGACAAGGAAATCAATAAGTTTTGAATCTCGTTCAGAGAATTCGTCACTTTCCTTATCATAACTAACACGAGCAGCGTTAACAATGCTAAGGTCACTTCCAAGAGTATCAACCAGTCTGACATATCCCTTATCCAATACATTAATTTTCGATTCCATATTCTTCCCTAATTATTTTTATTGCTAGCATGAGACCATCTTCTGTAAAAGTCATAGTCTTGGTCTTGTTTTTGTTTAATTGTTCTTGCAACCTTTGAGCGATTTCTTCTGCTCTTTTTCTGGCAGAAAATCTTTTTAAATCATCAAGTAGGCCTTCAGATATATGTAAGTATGTCTTTGGATAATTACAGGATAGCTTAGTACTTGTCATGTTTCACATCATGCTTATCGTCAATATACTTGTGAATCTTACGCAATGCCCTGGCTTTTGTAATTAGATAAGTAATTAATACAAATACACCATTCCAAAAGAATTCTGCAACAATATGGTCTAAACCAAATACCACATCAATAATGTTTTCACCCATGGCTACTCTCCAATTAGTGCGACTAGTTCTGGATATGTTCGATAGATAGGATTTCTGTCAAATACAGACTTGTCTATATTTTTTAGATCTTCCCAATTTTCAACCATTTGGATCCATACACCTTGTGGCACAAATTCTGTCCAGCCACCCTCCATGTACATAGTAGGAATTTGTGTCTTATCAATAATTGTATATCCCCACATTATGCCATTAGTTTCTGACGGTGCAATTAGGATGCCTGCTGGGTCTGGTCGTAGACCAATACCACGAAGCTGTCCTAGAATTGGCTTATTCGATTCTTCCATTCATCAATCTTTCTAATTAGTTTAGGCTTTGTAAAAAAGTTCCAATTATTTAAAAACCAGTGCTTGTATACTGGTAGTGGATATTGCAAGAAACCCCAAAGATTTGCTGGTTTCTTTTTATAAGAGTGCTTACCCATTTACAACAGCAAAAATATCACGGTAGGCGATTACAAGATAATCCCTGCCTTCATGAGAAATTTCAGTACCCTGATACTTGGAAAAAATTACCTTATCTCCTGGT